ATGTGTCCGATGTACCCTATCTTGCCAGAAGTCGTTCTACCGACCTCTAGATAGCCATTACCAGTGGCTTCTACGTCAGTGTAGAACTTAATAAGTGTTTCTTTAAATGTTTCCTCTTCATTGCAATCTTCTAGCCACTCATGTAAATCTTGTTTAATTCTATTTAATTTTCTGCGGGCTCTTTCTAATTGTTTTTCATCATTAATACCATCTAACATATCTGTAGTTTTTCTAGATTCAATAAAATCAAATCCAAGGCCTACAATATTAGAAACCTTAGCATTAATTGCTGCATAATTATATGGGGAAATTTCATATATTGTGGATAAATAATCTAAATTATATTCAGGCATTACAAGATCAAATAGGGCATATCCGCTAACTGCCTGCTGAGTTAATAATTGCTGGGTTCCAGTTCCTTCGGTCCCGACAAATTTCTTTTGTATATCTCTGCTTGCTTTTCTTCTTAATGCTGGACTAAGTCCAGATAATTTTAAAAGCTCTTCGCCTTCTAGGGAAAATGAATCATTGTTTTTTTGAGTTATACTAGAATTAAATCTAATCCAGTCTGTGATATTTGATATTTCTACATCATTTGACAATGTGTCTTCTTCGTACTCAATCATTTTGACCCTTCCTTAATTTAGCCGTTTCATCTTTATAAACACCTACATCTAATGGATCTGGTGTTAGGCCCCATCTTAGTCTCTGCTTTTGATACTCAAACTCTTCATCATCAATCTGCCTGCTTCCCTCAAGAAACTTTGGATTGCCTTCAGTAATTCCATATCCCCTTACTGCCTTGGCCAACAAATTGATTCTGTCTCTATTGTCTTTCATTGACGCTATTGAAAGGAAATTACCATCATCGTCGCCTATCCACCTGCCATCTGGCATTTCCCAGACGTACACGCCCAGCCTGGTTTCATTTTCTTTAACCTTTGCATTGATCTTTTTAATTTCCATAGGTAATCATTTTACCACTTTCGGTGCCTCAAGTCCAGCTTTTTGTCAATTAAAATGACAAAACTATATATTATTTAACAGAACCCTGTCTCTAGAATATGTCTTGACTGCTTCTTCTGTGATCTGAATGACAGAATCACTAGCCTCAATAATATCTTTTCCAATATACAGGTTATAGTGTTTCAAGTGGTCTACTGACTCTAAATCATATATAGCTATATTTTGATAGGTATTATTATCTAGTACTCCTGATCTGTTCCCGCCATCCTGTTTCCCGTTTATCCAAATCTGGCCTGTCATTTCAGATGACGATTTTATAAGAATATAGTTAGGCTCATCAACATATAAATAGTTAGAGATATTATTTTGAGAAGTTATATCTTGACCATTAACATACAAATTTGAGATATTTGTCTTTGTTATTGTGCCATTGGTGGCCCAATACAAAGATGACTCTACCCCGTCTGTTTTATTGTAGAACAAATATCCAGAAGATAATGATTTTGGACAAAATATCATCTCAAGATAATTTATGTCTTTTAATGTATTTATATAAAAGACTGAATTATCAGGAGTAATTCCATTATCCTTTTCTCTTAATAATATATTTGAATTTGTGTTGGATATAGATATTTCCCATGAGTCTCCTAAATTTGGTTGCTCAACAGAAATTATACTGCCGCCGCCATGGGCTAAAAGCTTTTTCTCATCATAAAAATGTATTTTTATATAATACAATTCTGGAACATATTTTTCAGAATCATCAGATTCAAATGTTACTTTTATTGCTATAACTTTTTTATTTAAAAAATCAGAACCCTGGCTAAATCCAGGAAGAGCCTTACCGTTTTCACACTCTTGCCAAGTAGACTGATTATCTGTAGAAATATAAACTGACACTCCGTCACTAGCCAGTATTTCCAATTTGGAGGAAACAAAATTTTTCCAGTGTGGTAAGCTAATTACTTTTATAAATTCTCCATAACTTGAAGACGGGGAAAGATATAGGCTATTAGTATATTCTCTGTACAATATATTATCGTCTACGTGATATTGCCAATCTAACAGTGCTGGAAAAGACACGGTTGTGTTTATGTTCTGATACATTTCAGAAGCTTTAAAAATTTCTCCAGAGTCTGGCAAAACAATGTTTGACTCTGTGTTAGAAATAAAATTATTATAATGGTTTAGAATTTGATTAGGAGACAGGGAATATCTATAAATTGCTGGAGCATCTACAATAAAATATTTGTTTATAGGTGCTGGACCACAATTAAAAGACAAAGATTCGTTGGTAAAATTTATTTTTGATATTGATTTATTAGCAACTAAATTTCCGTTTAAATATAATGACATTGATTTAACTGAGTATATAGCTACAACATGTAAAGACCTACTAGGATTTGGAACCGAATATTCAATCTGTTCTTGCTCTAATTTAAACACTATATTGCCATTATCCCAATACACTCCTATTCCAGATGAGTCTGCTAATATTGGAGTTAATGTTGTTAAACTTTTAGGATGAAACCATATTTCAAGAGAGAAATCATTGTCAGAAGTTTTACCTGTTCCAAATCCTCCTACGCCATTCAGGCCACTAAAATCTTTAGTTATTGAAAATTCTAAATAATTTGTATTAGTTATTTTCGTAGCACTAGATCCTCCAGAAACTATTGGAATTGAAGTATTTAATATATTGCCAACATAGCTTCCATTGTTGCCGCATCCAGAACTATCATATGCGACTGACCCAACAACCTCATCAAGTTTCCAGAAACCTAGTGGGAGGTCTTTTAATACGTTATGATAATATGACATTTTTATATTATATCAGTATAGCTTTTATACCCAGTATCCCTTTGCTATATACCTTGAGTTGTTTGTTGCTGGATTATGTTCTATTTTAAATGTAGAAGGAGAGATTATAATGCTGCCTGCCTCTGGTTTAAATGCAGGCCTACCAGATACAGTTACCTCTCCGCCATCAAATGAATTATTAATATATAGTCTTGCAGTATACCTACCATGTGATGTAAAAACATCATCAGTATTATTTTCATTAAACTTTTGAATAGAATATGTTGTTTCTAGGTTAACATCATCTTCAATGTTATTAAATATCTTATATTGTCCAAAACAATAGTGGAAAGTGGCTTTTAAATTATTTATTAAAAACAAAGCTCTTCCATCTATTGGTTTTTCTTTATCACTAAAATCTGAGGAAAAGATTTTTTCATATCCCCATTCTCTATCTTGCCAGCTACTAATTAAATTATCTTTAGATGGTTGAGATTCCGTCTCTTCAATAAATTGTATATAATTACCTATTTCTTGAAGACAATAAGTAAAATAAAAAACTTTTGGAGAAAGTTCTTGAAAAACATACATTGCCATGATTTTATCTTTCTAGGCTGGAACAAAAACGCCGTCTACGAATTGTCCTTTGTTTAACCAAAATGATGGAACCATATATTTATTTCCGCTTTTTATTAAATGAGCTGTATGGCTATATGGATCTACTGATGGAAATATAATTACGCTACCAGCTTCTGGTTTAACGTGAAACATTATTCTATTATGATTTAGCGGACTATTAAAATCTTCAGCTGCGGCATCGTCTGTAGAAGTAAGAACTCCATCTTTAACATTAAAAGAAAGTTCTCCCCCCTCATAGTCGTCGTTTAGATACATTACCAAAGAATATCTTAATCTCTTATCTCCTTCTTGCTGATCAAAATGAGACCCCATAAAGGTTCCTGGCATATACTTTTTAATCGCAGTATCTGTCATCAATATTATTTTAGCATCATCATTTACCTTCTGTGCGTAATCTTCGCAAACTGCCTTCATGCCGTCAAAAATTTGACTATATATATACTTGGCCTCATCAAGAACATCGTCTTTACATTCTTTTAATACCTGCTCGATGGACAAACATTTAATTCTTTTATGTTCTCCATAGACATACATTTCTCCACTACATGCTGACCACTCTTCCCATTTAGTAATAAAGTCTGAAAAGTTGTCTGCTTGAGTAGATTCAATTAAATTAATTAATTTTTTTGGATCCTCAATTACGTTTTTATAATAATAAACATTGTCAAAAAGTTTTTCTGCTATCATTTTAACCTCCGAAAATAGTATATCATATTAATTAAATAAATCCTCTTTATCTGGATAAACAAAGGTTGGTTCCCATTCTGGATCCTGTTTAAATAACACATCTTCTCCGCTTGGATCTATCCAAAACATTGGGAGCATATACTTCCATCCAGATTTAACTAAATGTGCAGTATGACTAAATGGAGCAGGTGAAGGAAAAATTACAATGCTTCCTGCCTCTGGTTTAATGTAAAAGTCATATCTTCCTTCGTTTTCTGGGTCAAGTAGGTCATCTTTTAACGCATTTTCAGTTCCAGTTATTACACCATCCCTAATGCTAAAAGAAAGTTCTCCACCTTCATAATCATCGTTTGGCCAAACAACTAATGAATACAAAAGTCTTGTATCGCCTTCTTGCGAATCATGGTGAACGCCCATATAATTTCCAGCACGGTATCTGTGAACCCCAAATTGTTCTAAAAGTATAAGTTCTTTTTCAATGCCTTGTTCTTTTTTGTAATCTTCACACACTAACCTTATTGCATTAAAAAGTGGATCTCTAATTTTCGCAAACATTTCTTTTGTTTCTTCAGAAACTTCTTTGTCAATATTATAAACATTATTTAAAAGACATAATTTTTTATAACCATAAATGTATGGGTGCCCCATTGATCTATTTTCATCTACATCCCATCTATTCCAGGGAGTAAGAATTGGGTAGATATCTGGATAATTTTCAGAATCATTTACTAAATCTAGCCACTCTTTTATATTAGGAATTGCATTTCTGTAATAATAAACTTGAGGATGTAGTTCTTCACGAATCATTCCGTTTTCTAAAACTGTTGTTTTTTTCATTTAATTTAGTCCTCCAGTTTTTAAAGCTACATCTTTTTTAGCAGTTTGATCTGGACCTGGCTGCATTCTTTCTCCACGTTCTTTCATTTCAGCCCATTTTTCTGCATCCTCAGCTTGTCTTTTTCTTTGCTCAGCAATATCTTCTTCCCACAGTGCTCTTTTTTCTTCGCTATAATCTGCCTCTTCATTATCCCAAAAAGATCCTATAGTCCATCTTTCTCCGCTAATTATCATTTGAACTTCATGAATATTATGATGTCCTCCATTAAACGCTACCAACATTCCTGTTTTAGGTTGTATTGTAATATCATGGTCTCTAAAATTTAATGCCCCGCCTTCAAAATTATCATTTAAATAAAGAAATGCTGCCCATTTACTTCTTTCAAAAGAATTATATTCTTCTGAGTCAATTGCAGTATTGTCGGAATGGTATCCAGCGTATGCGCCTTCTACCCACTTTTGACAATGATAACTTACAAGCTTTACGGGTTTTCCTCTACAAATAGCGGTGGCTTCTTGAATTTTATCTTGAAGGGTTGTAAAAAAATCTGGTGGTAAATCAAATTTATCTTTATCCTCATCATCTGGTAAATTTGATGCAAACGAGTCGTAAAAAGAAATCGGCGCCCACAATAAACTTCCTTTTTCTGCAGAGTGCTCCCAATATTTTAAAACTTTATCGCATTCTTCTTTTGTAAGAAAATCTTCAAATATTAAAACATCTTCTTTAATTTTAGTTTGATTATTTAAATTATATGTCATTTTATTCTCTCCGCATTTTTATATATGTAATCATAATCTAGGGTTTGGTATTTACCCTCTTTTCGTTCTTGTTTTGTTCTTTCTGACTCCATCTGTTGCCAAACGTCTTTACCATAAATAGACTCTTGATCTAACCATTCTTTTGAACCCAAGTAATATCTTTGCCAGTGGTTTCTAATAAAATATTTTGGATTACCATAAACTTTTTTAACGCCATGTCTATATAATTCTCCTGGCTCTGAAAGATAGTTTGGATCACCAGCTGGAAAGACTAAAACATCTCCAGCTTTTGGTTTATAATAAAATAATTTATTGTCTCCTACCAAAAACTCTAGGCCTCCACCTTCGTAGTTATCGTTTAAATACATGGTACAGGTTACTGTAAATTTATATCCTCTGTGATTTTCATATTCCTGTTGATAATCTGTATGCATATGCATTGCTAAATCAACGTTATTATCATCAATGCCGCCCTCTACTTCATACTTACAAATAGAAGGACCCATTAATTGCCAAAGATTCATCTGTTTGTCTTCAACTGAATCATGAACAATTTTGTCTTTTTCTATTGGCACATTATGTATTTCTGAATAATGTTGTGTTGTTAAATAAAAAACCTCTCTAACGTCATCCCACATTTCTTTTTCTTGCTTATTTCTTTCACTATCAGTTCCTCTATCAAAATTTAACATGTTTGTTTCTTTTCCAAAAGTGTACCATCCTTTCCAATCTCCTAGGATAGACCCTTCTGGATTTTGTTCTGATTCAATAATAACTTTTTTTAAAAGATTAAGATCTTTAAATGGATTCTTGTAAACAAAAATTTTTGGATATATTTCTTCAAACTTTAGCGTCATGGTTTTATTTCTCCAGTATGTTCTAGTATCTGCCAAAAAAATGGGGATGTAAATCTGCCGCCAGATATTACTGGCCTTACTCCATGGACATACCATCTATCTCCTGGGAAAAAGTATGCAGATCCTCCTACTGGCTTAAACTCTATTCCTTGCACTGGAAAAAATAATTCTCCGCCTTCATAGTCATCATTAAAATAAAATAGTGACGCTATGTCATAGTGAGGAAAATCATTTGGAGTTCCAGCATCTGGACCCTCGTGTAATTCTTTATCGGCATGAGGATCTTGTCTTGCGCCAACTGGCCATCTAACTATTGCTGGACCAGTAGCCTGAACTTTAACATTAAAAAATTTTTCAACTTCTACCTGTAATCTTTGTATTAGCCCCTCAACAACATCTACAATTGTCGGGTCGTGAGATATTTCCATAGAAAGTCTTGTACACACCCTATCGGCCCATGCATTTGCATCATATATTACAGTTCCATTTTCATTTTTATGAGAATTGGTTATATCCCAAGTCTGATTTGTTCTGGCAAAGTTAGTTAGTCTTTCTTTTTCATACTCGGTTAAAAAATTAGGTAATTCAACAATATTTTCTTTTCCTTTACCAAAAAATCCAGATGGGGTAATAGAACCAAGGGACCTGTAATCGTGAGTATCGTTTGTATTAACCTGCTTTTGCATTATTTATATTTCCTTTTTGACCAAAATAATTTCTTATAGACCCCGCCCTCGCTGGTTCTAAATGTATCAGAAGTTTTCATTGTTTTTGCCATAATTTCTTTTGCAGTATGAAAAACTATTTCAGACTCCCAATCTTCTCTTTTAAATGGAATTACTTGTAAATAAGGAGTGCCAGCTGGAACTATTCCAGTAAATCCTTCTTTTAAGAAGAACGGAATAAGGCCAGATGTTGTAACCTTATCGCTATCTATTATACCACCCACAGTAATCCACGGCAATTCAAAATGATTTATTGGTGGAACATATATTGAACTATAACCTTCTGGTAATTCTGGAGCCCAATTTGCATACCAATGAAAATGCCATTTACTGCATCCTATTGGAGTTGCAAATTCTTGCATTGGCGGTCTTTCTCCCACAAAATCGTCAAAACCGACTGGAACTTTAACTTTTATTCTTCCGTTTTTTTCATAAAATTCTAAATCACATGGAGTCAATAACATATACCCAGTTTGAAAAGTATCAAGTACTGCAGGGCAGGCTTTAAAACTTAGCATCTTGCCCTCACCATTAAAATTTGCAACTGGATTTCCTTCATGATCTTTTACAAATGTGTCTGAATTTTCCCACCAATGGGGTAAGGTTTTCCTTGCCGTTACAGGAACAGTATCTTCTTTATTGTAATGTTTATTTGAATGAAATATAATTTTATTCATTATTTTATACCACACTGTTCTGGACCATCAACTATATTTAATCTTAAAACTTTTATTTCATGGTCTCCAATTTTATTTCCCTTATAGTTAACACCGTCTCTATAAAAATTTGTCCATTCGCCTTTTTTATTTATTTCTGAAACTATTTGTCCGTAATCCGCATCTGGGAAAAAATTAGATGGAAGATCTGATATTTTTTTAATTACACCTTCTGAATTGTTTAATGATTTTAAAGAAATTGGCATGACAGAAATAACTGGAGTGTTTGCTGGAATTGTTATTACTTCATTGGCTTTTGTTATTCTCCAAGCCACTGGAAACTCTCCTGCAAAAAAGGAAGTACTTATTAAAATAGTAAATGGCCAAACTCCATCTATTGGCCAATTTGGTGTAGGCATGGCCATCATGCTTAAATCTTCTTTGGTTCTTAATACTAATCCTGTTTTAAAACTAATAGTAGCATTTGATCTTCCAGTATAAACATATTTATGACCACTTAAAATTTTTACATGAGTATCTGTTGAGTCTGAAATTCCATCCCAAATGAAACTTATTTCTTCTGGAAAAGATATGCCCCAACCCAATCCATTAGATAATGTTACTGGAAAGCAGTGATATGCATGCTTATCAAAAGTCTCTTCCATCCATTGTCTTTTTATCGTTAATGGCTTTATTTCTGCAGAATAAGGGCTAGCCTTATATATCTCAAACTGCATATTTTAATATCCATCCTTTATAGACTTGTCTGACATAAATTGTCTATAAAATTGTTCATTGTGTGTAGCATCATTATAATCTGTCATTGTAACAATTGAATATTTTAATCCAGACTTTACTGGTAATGCTGCATGAGAAAATAAATAGTTAGAAGGGAAGATGTATAAATCCCCAGCTTTTGGCTTAATGGTTTTATCAATTTTATCAAATCTTATCCCGCCATCCTCATAATCATCATTGATATAGGCAACCATAGAAACAGTAGCTATGTATGACCAACCATGATCTGAGTGATAAGAAAAGTGTTGACCTGGCCCATATTTAACAAAGTTCATTGCCTCCCAATATTTCATTTCAATATTATAAAATGAACAATAATCATCTAAAGCAATTTTTTGAGCATCATGAACGTCTTGCCAAATTTTATCAAATTCTTTCATATACTTATCTTTGCCAGGATAATCAAAATATCTTAATTTAAAATCTACACAATCTCTATATTCTGGCATTTTTTCTCTATAACCAACCGTTGCATCTTGCCAGTTATACAAACCATTACTGTTTTTTATTGTATTTTCTAATCTATTAATAATTTCAAATTCTGGCTTTATTACATTTCTATAAACCCATAGTCCTGGAAATAATTCTTGTTTTTCCATTTATTTTCCTTCTTCTTTTCCCCATTTTCCAATAGGACATTCCGCATTAGAAAGCATTACTTTTGCTGACATGAGACAACCACATTTTAAACACTGATTAGTTATCGTGTAAAACTTGCAACCTTCACAAACTTTTAGTCTATTTTTTGCAACAGATTCATCAGATACATATTTTTCTAAACTTAACAGGTGCCAAGGTCTGGCCTCTCCTAAAGAGTTTTTCCATTCCTTCCATTTAGACATTATGCTGGAGCGTTAAAATTAATACCGTCCCAAATATAGCCTGCTGCAACAATGGTTGATTCATCTTCAATTTTTTTAATAGAAACTTCTCCAGCAAAGGCCGCCTGATACATATCGGCTTGTGCAGAACCTTCTATTGCAGTTAAAACTAAAGTAAGTTTATTGTCATATGTAAAAGCATATCTTTTATTTCTTGTTTCTTGAGTAGAAAAACCTGACTCTGTTCCTCCACTAAAAGAAGAACCGTCCCAAATAGCTCCTCTTTTTAAAAATTCAGTATTGACATTAGATATTTCTAGTCCAGCAACTGTCTCATTATTTGATATAGATAAATTTAAAATATTTGCAAGGCTAGTGTCTTCTTCTGAATCAGCTAATCTTATTACCTGAAAAACTTCCCAGGTAGTGGGGCTAGCCTTTGTCAGTAGTGCATATTTGTTCATTATATTCTCCTTGTATATATTTTATCATTTAATAATGTCTATGTCTAGATTACCAATGATTACATCCGTATCCGCAGACTCCTCCACCTACGAAGTGTGGTGGGAAGAATGGTGGGAAGTGTGGTGGGAAGAATGGTGGGAAGAATGGTGGGAAGAATGGTGGGAAGAACGGTGGGAAGTGTGGTGGGAAGAACGGTGGGAAGTATGGTGGGAAGAATGGTGGGAAGAATGGTGGGAAGAATGGTGGGAAGAACGGTGGGAAGTGTGGTGGGAAGAATGGTGGGAAGTGTGGTGGGAAGAATGGTGGGAAGAATGGTGGGAAGAACGGTGGGAAGAACGGTGGGAAGTGTGGTGGGAAGAATGGTGGGAAGTGTGGTGGGAAGAATGGTGGGAAGAACGGTGGGAAGTGTGGTGGGAAAAATGGCGGGAAGTGTGGTGGAGTAAACGTTTGAACTGTTGCCGTTGTTCCTCCAGAAGATTCTCCGTTAGCATTGCTTGCAAAAACTGTATAACTTTCATCAGCAGATGAATCTGGCAAAGATGGATCTGCAGTATCAAAAGGTGAAGTGGCACTAGCACTTAACTGACCACGTAAATTAGAAGTAACTCTAAAGGAAGATATTGCCTTACCGCCAGTTGCTGGATTAGACCAAGTAATTCTATCGCTTCCAGAAGGAATTGACCCTCCATGTGGACCAGAAGCAACTGATGGAGATGGTGCTGCTGGAACAGTTGTTGCTGTTACAGATCCACTTGTTGCTCCAGCAGAAGATCCAGCATTATTTGAAGCAACTACTGTAAATGTATAAGATGTGCCTGAAGCAAGCCCAGGAAATGTAAGGGATGTGTTTGCAGTAGTTTGTGTTGTAGTTGCAGGATTTGATGTAATTGTATAAAGAGTAGCTGGTGGTGAAGCTGCTGGCAAAGACCACGACAATGAGGCTGCGCCATTATTAAATGGCCTTCCTGTGCCTACGTCTGTTGCTGATAGGCCAGTTACTGCATTTGGCTCTAAGAAGTTGTCTTGTGCTGAGGATTTAATACCTCTCTTTTTATTAATTGCCATCTTTTTCTCCTATCAAATTTTGTTAAGCTGTTAAGTCTCCCATAATTATCCAAGTATCTGTTGCTCGCTTAAATAATGTTGCTGAAGAATATTGTGAACGCAATTTTAATCCAGGTGTACCATTTAATGTAACCCCTGCTGCGCCAGCAACTGTAATTTGACCTGTGCCAACCTGTAGGAGATCAATAGATGTTCCTATTGGGTAGGCTGTGGTTGAATTTGCTGGAATTGTTATAGTAAATGCTGATGAAGAATTGCATTCAACTAATGTATCTCTTAGCGATAATCCGCCAGTTGATAAATTATATGCAGCGGTAACTGTACTTATTGGCGTTCTTGATGGAACACCTTCTTTTGTTTGTGTGCCGTCTGTAAACGCTACTCCAGATTCTGAAACCGTTACTGTACCAGTAAATGTTGGGGAAGCAAGTGGTGCTTTAGCAGCAAGGTTATTTGTAAGCGTAGTAGAGAAGTTTGCATCATTGCCAAGTGCTGCTGCCAACTCGTTAAGAGTGTCTAGTGCTCCAGGGGCTGAGGCAATAACATTGTCTACTGCAGTTTTTACGAAAGCAGTTGTAGCAATTTGGGTTGTATTG